CAGAAAGGGTAGCAACTCCGGATGGGATGACATTAGCCTCGAGTATATCGGCGTTAGTGATCGATGCTGAAAAGGTATATTGTCCAAGATTGTCTGCCAGCACAACTCTTGTTCCGTTGTAAGGTGAACCGCATCCTGTGATGACAACTGATTGCCCTTCCGTAAATTCATGAATTCCTAGTGTGGTAAATGTAGCAACATTGTCTGACAATGAAGTTGCTTGAATTGGTGCTTTGAATGTAACAAGCATTGGCAGAATAACAGTTTCTGCTGTGTCAATAATTTGGTTCAAATAAGTATCGTTATACAAGGCGGATGACACACCAAGGACGGATCGCAACTCGGTGGCTGTAATTATGCTTGGCATGTCATCTCCTTACTCCCATTAATGGATGCCTAGGATCGGGAGCAACCCTAGGCACTCAGTTAAATTAGGCTACTGCTAGCTTGCGGAATGCGGTTGGGTAGCGATTAACTACGCAAACATATCCGTAGATACCAATTTCAATGCGTCCGTTTGCAACGATATTGGCACGAAGTTCTACTGTGCCACTCTCGTGGAATCGCATTGCTTGTGATGGATAAACCAAAGCATGCTTGGCGTTAGCATCATCACCTGTGTAGTTAGGGCTTACAACTAAATCAAGTCCAGCAACTGTGCCGTTTGTTGATCCTTGTGTAATCACGCCGGCAGCATTTTGTGGTGCTGCTGCTGCAAATAGTGGACGGGAATCAGCTGTTGCTGCAAGCAATCCAGCAAAGTCAATTCCGTTTGTTCCACCTGAAGGAGCAACCAATAGTCGGTTAGGTGTAAAGCGCATTACGCCATAAGAATCAGAAATTCCATCAACGATTGATGCGTAGATTGATGCGCCAGTTGATGCACTTGCATTCTGTGATGCAATTTGTGCAGCATATTGATCGGTCTTTTGTGCATAAGATGCAGCTAACTCACGAACCAATAATTCTGCGAATGCTGGGTCTGAACGATCAAACAACTCAACATTTACAACATTTGCTCCAGCGAACTTGACGATTGTGTCCTCTTGGAATGTAACAGCGGTGTCAGTTGATGAAAACTCTGAACCTTCTGAAGTTACTGCAACAGTTGCTTGTGTGCCCAACTTAGGTGTGAAAATTTTCATTCCTGTTGCTGGTAGTGGTGCTCGCTCGATTGAATCGATAAATGGACGGCTTGTATCAATTATGCCGATTAGATCACGCAAATAGTTTGGTGGAACAGTTCCGGTGTTCTCAGTAACTGTTGCAATTTGTAATGCTGCAAGTAGGTCACGAGCATCATTGTCGCCACCCAATGCTTTAATTTGTGCGTTTAGATATTGTCCTGCTGTAACATTTGTATCAACACGAGGCTTTGTATATGCCATGTATTGAGCAGTTACAACTGGAGCTTGTGATGCTTCTACCGCTTCGGTTGCGATAGGAGCTTCTGATGTTGTATCAGACACTTTGTCCTCCTGTGTTGTAGTTTCCTCAGCGGTTGCTTCGGAATTCTCTGTTGTTTCGCTAGCTGCTACCTCAGCAACTCGTGCGCTATCGATTGCTGGCTCTGTGACAAGTGATACCTCTTGCAAGGAACTCGACTGTATCTTTAAAACGCCATCCTCATTTTTCCATTCGTTGATTTTGACACCAACGCTAAATCCATCTCTTAAACCTGTGGCTGCTTCCTCAAGAGCATCATCAGCTGCAAAAGTCTTAGCCAATTTAAATGTTGCTTCTAAGCCCTGCTCTGTGGCGGTAATATCAACCAATTTGCCTAGTGGCTTTGTGCGCTCGTGCTCAAGTAATAATTTGACAGGCTTTGAAAAGTCAATGCTGTCTTTTTCAAATATTGTTAATCCTGCGCTGGTTGAACCTTCCTCATTCCAACTTACAATGCGACCAGTCAGCGTTCGCTTATTTGTATCGGCTGCGGTTATTTCAATTGGGAAACTAATTTTCATCGGATTAAGTCTTCCTCCTCTTGGATTTGCTCAACGCTCATTGCGCCAATGCGGTTTAGGATTTCATAAACTTGCGCACGCTCTAATGCTGAGCCACGCAAAAAGTCATCGATGTCGAAACGTGTTTCTATGCCGTTGGGGCAGAAATCTGAAAAACTGAGTCTTTGCTCCAGGCTCGTTAGGATGGATCTCAAGCTGAAGTCGATAAGAGCTTTCCTCTCCGCCAAGGTGTTGGAGTATGTCATGCTGGTAGTTTCAGCAGATACAAATGATGCCGGAATGCCAGATGCTCTTGCAATTTCTAAAGCAAGATATTGGCGTGCTTCGTTTAATTGTAATTTAGCAGGATCAAAACCTAATGCTTGTAATTCAACATCAGCATTTAAGAATGCAGTTGCTCTTGTTGATCTTGACACTCTCCATGATTCTAATAGCTTTGTAATTCGCTCTGGAGTAAGATTTGTGCCATTTGATTTTAATACCATTTGTGGCATTGGCTCTTTAGCATACATCTCAGCTGCTTTTTCTAATTCTGCTGCTGCTTTAATTGTGCGACCTGCTCGATTAAGGATTCCTTCATCCATTCCGTTAAATACAATTAGAGATCCAATACCGAATGGTGGCACTCGCTTGCCATCGACTGTGTAATATTCAATTTCTGTTGAATTACCATTTAATGATGCAAATACTCTATTAGGTGCAATTCTTGTCCATGCACGAATTCTTGAAGCATCGGTTGCGGCATAGGCGTCCATTACCATTCCATACCCGACCCCGTATAGGAGTAAATCCTCTGCCAACCATGCGTAAATTGCTGAACCTGCAACTCTTGGATCTGGTTGCATGATTACTCTGTTTGGTCTTACATGTTCATTTGTGAAATGATTGTATTGTTCAATTGGTAAAGATCCTATTGTTGAACAAATAATATTTCTTGCACGAGCGCCGGCAGGTATTGCCATAAATTGTTCACGAGTTGCAGTTGTAGTTCCAAATAAAATTCCGCCAACTAATTGTTGTGCGTTGTAAGGTGAAAGCGCAGCTGCAACATCTACTGGATTTGCTTGCTGATTTGATCTTGCTGTAAATCGATCGAATAATCCCATTAGCACATAATATACCATAAATACAAATTATCCGACTTGAATATCAATCTCCGTTTCAGGTTGTGTCGCAAAATAGGTTGCAAGTGCGGAAGCGACAGCTGCACAAACTGCCACTCTGCTTGCACGCCTTCCAATAACCCAACTGCCATCCCCAAATGGCAACTTGGCTGCTGAAAGTGTTTGTTGGGTCAATTCCTCCTGACCCCCATGCTGTAATCGATGGGAATTTATTGCGCCCAGCCATCGATCACAACTTTCCGCATAGATTGCGCCATCCATGTCGGTTATGGGTATCCCAGCCGGAACTAGCCGACTTGCGACAGCTTGTGCAGTCCGTTTGGAATACGCCACAGTTTGAGTGTTATATCGTCTTACATAGGGAGCAATGTCATTTGCAACTGCTAAATCATTTAGGCTGTAATCATTTGACCAAGTGTGAAGTAAAACTAAATTAAATCTTTCTCCCGATAGTTTTTGAGTTGCAACTAATGCGCCAAATTTTCTATCAGGCGATAAATCAAGTCCTAGCCAAGTTGGTGCTTCCGGATCTAAAGGTATTGGTTCAGTCTGACATAATCCCCACTTTTGTGCATCGATCGCTGAATTGATTGTATCTACCCATTGCGCTAAAACTTCTGTGCGCACAATATCTGGAGGATCATTAATAACGGCTTTTAAGTTGTCCGGATGAATTGTAATTCCTAATGACGGATTGGCTTGAGCGAATGCATCCCAATTTATCTCACCTGACGGAAGCAAGATAGGTGCATCGGGTTCAGCACTCCACTCAAACCAACCAATCGGATCGTTAGTCGTGGCTGACGCTAACGCCCTCTCACGCAATTTGTTCAAAATTACTGAATGTTGGTCGCCAGCCGAGCTGTATATCCATACCTGCGGATTCTTAGCAGCCATCATGGAATATCGCATTGATGACCAAGCATCCTCATCCTTATATTCTCTTAACTCATCAAGATGGATTGTTTCAGGTTTGCTCAAACCTCTAGCTGCATTATTGGCAGCCTTTACAACAAACCGCCTATTCCCAAACAATTCGATTTCCTCAGCACCATGTTGCCATCGGATTTTCTTTACTTCTTTTTCAAGTCTTGGATTTGTTTCAATCAAGCCAACAATCTGCCTAAAGGTTTCAAGTGAGGTTGTAAGTCTATGAGCTGAAGCAAGTTGTAATCCTTCTCCCCATACAAACATGCCAGTCAAGATTCGGAGCATCATCAAAGTGGACTTGCCTTGCTGCCTTGCCATAATTAATCCCAGTTCAGAATGAGCCCAGCGTCCGTCTGGTCTGACCTTGTGACCATGAATGCACACATAACGCTGCCATTCCATAAGGTTGATGCCCAGTTCGGTGGCAAGGTCGATCATGTCTTGACCCTTTGAAGGTAAATCAGTCAGTTTTGAGTGAATTCGTGGAGTTTGCACACCTCCTAAACCCGAATAGGTCGGATCTGTCAAGATCTCTCCCGTTTGTAAATTAATCAAACTGAATCAATCTGATCGTGAGCGATCGAGGTGTTTTGTGGGTTAGAAAAGGAACGGGGGGTCGGTGGTGTCCTATCGCTCACAAAAAACCGCCCACCCTTAGATAAATTACATCTGGAACATGAAGCGACAAGGTTGTCATCACTATCAAGACCACCCAACCGCCTAGGTATCACATGATCCACAGTAGTTGCTTCTTGATTACAGTATTGACAGATGAACTGATCCCTTCTTAATACACGACTGCGAATAGATCGCCAATGCCTTGTTGATCCAGTAGATCTTAGAGCCGACTTACTCAATACCATCCCTTAATCTTATGATGTGCTAAAGCATTACAAGGGTTATCGTATCGCTTTTGTATGTATTTAAGTTGCCAATCAATTTGTTTGAATCCATCAACTGTTGCTAACCATTTGGATCTACCTTGAGGAATCCCATGATGACTACCATTCTTAGCCTTTGGATTCCATCTAGATTCTTTAAAGTTTAACTCATCTAAACAATAGAATTGATCTAAGTCATTAAGCTGTATGAATGCATATTGTCTGTAATGATTTGTCTTATTAGCAGCTACGGAATCATCTTTTAAAAGGCTTATGTTCAAGACTATGAACAGAGATATCACCAAACCAAACCTTGCGATCTTTCTGCTTCGCAGATCGCCCTTTCGCTCTGAAAGCGAATTTGCGTTTAAGGGTAGCATACGCTTCCAAATCGCTCGGCATAACCGCAGGTCAGACGGCGTGGCGTTCATATAGACATCCATCCTATGTATTGTGCATCCGGATTATCAAGTAGCCATTGCTTACGCAATTCATTCTGATAAGCCCAATTTATTTGATGCGTCATTTCGTCATGATTAGCGCACATGTATGGCACTCCTTATCTGCAAACATCCAAGACCCACATTTAGTGCAGCGCATTACAGGTTCTTGAGTGTCAGTTGATTCTGCTAGGTTTTTAGTTCCCACAGCACAACACTTTAGGCATTGATAAACTCTAAAACCATCAGCTTCTGGGTATCCGTCTAGCCATTCAAATTCAGTATTGGCTGAACAGAAGTTACATCTAAAATTAACCATCTTTACCAGCCCATCCAGTACCTCGAAAGATCGTAGGCACAGCTGTAAAGACACGCCTTAAAGGCGCATTGCATACTTGACAATGAGGGATTTTATGATCCATTGGTAAATCCAATACAATCAGCAACCCCTCACCATCGCACATGTAATCGTAATTAGGCATGATACGGAATTCGGTTTATTGCATGGCAGGAATAGCATCGAAGCAGATCGCCCTCATGAAGTAATCTGTCATCGTTGCATAAGTCGCAAGTAACCATTGATGGCTCTACTTTTACTCCGTCATCTGTAAAGGTGGCAGTTAAGCCAGAGCCGTCAATTATTTGTAATTCACCCATTTATTCACCTCCTTTGAAATACCATTTTCCATTAGCGGTAAGTGTTGCCCAATTAGGCGGACATTCTTTTGCTTTAC